AATACGTCCTATTTCTTCTTTCTTCCACTCTTCATCTCTGTCTGGATGTTCATGCCACTCTGCAATAAAACTATGAAATCCGTTTATACCTACATCTTGTTCGTTGCCGTATTCATCAAACTTTTGTTCTGCCTGTTTCCAGATAGTAGCAAACGTATCTTCATCACTGTTTGGTGTGCTAGTAATAATAGCACGACCACCTGTTGCTAGTGTAGGCGATATCGATGTCCAAAACTCTTCTGCAATGTTGGGTTGCACAAATGCAAACTCGTCACAGTATAGTAATGAAATACTCATACCACGTCCTGTATTACCTGTTGTTGTTTGACTTACAATACGACTGCCATTTTCAAACTCAATACTACCTTTGTTGTAACTTGTGACACCTGCTCTAATATGATCCGGACAAGTTTCATATACAAAACGTATGCGTGACATAATCTCCTGTGCACCTGTGTATTTGTGTGCAGCAATAAGAATAGTTTGATCTGGATTAAACATTGCAAACCATGCTAGATAGATTGCAGCACATGTAGTCTTGCCTGTTTGTCTAGGCATCATATTGATGTTGAATCTAAAACTATGATAACTATCCATTAACCCTAGCTGATATTCATAAGGATCAAACAGTAGTTTGCCTTTAGTTGGGTGTTGTATATAAGCAAACTTACGAGAAAAATGCAAGTATCCTTCGTCTGGATCCATGCAGGCCAAAAGGTCTGCTATTTGTTCTTCTGTAAATGTTTCTTTTCTATTCGCCTTTTTGATTAAGACGCCGTCTAATGATGCTGCCATAATATTATTTATAGAAAAAAATAGCACCCGTAGGTGCTATTTGGGTCCGTTCGCTCAGTCGGTAGAACGTTCTTAATCTTCTTCTTTGGCTTTTTTCATTAGCATTTGAACAATCTCTTTGTTCAAAGATGATTTTTTAATGACATCGTTCATGTTGTTAGCAGCAAATCCGCTGCCACCAAACTCAGCTAATACTTCACCAAGTCTTGAAAGTGCATTTGCCATCATTAAACTAGTATCATCAGTTCCTGACATATTTGAACTCATGTCCATCATTTTGCGTCCAAGATTGTTGATGTCTTTGTGCTTGTTTTCAAAGTTACTTGGAACATCATATTCAGCAACTTCTGCATCTGCTTTTTTGTTACCAGCATCAATCATTGCTTTGATACCTTTAGACTTTTTGTCTTCGTCTTCATCTTCGCCATCACGCTGTGCAATAGCTTGACTCATTGGCTCTTCTTTGTTGCCGTCGCCATCTAAGTCTGGAAAGTCTGGCTTTGGCTCTTTTGATGCTTGTTTTTCAGCAAGTGCTTTTGTAAGCATTGCATGAATACTTTCTCTAGTATTCATTGGATTGTCGCCACCTGCTGTTGCTGGATGTGATCCTTTTTCTTTGTGTAAGTCGTCACCACTTGGAATCATGTCACTTACATCGCCTGCATTTGATCTCATATATTCGTCATCTGGTTCTGTAGTTGCATCACCAAAGTTACCATCATAATCATCTTCTTCTTTTGAAATCATTCTGATAGTGTCTGCCATTGTTTCACTTGACGACTTGCCGCCGCAGCCTGCCATAAGATCTGAAGGACCATGATCGCCGCCACATACATCACACGGGCCGTCATCTTCTGGACTCGGTAACATTTTTTGATTAATATCATCAATATCAACTTCTTTTGCATCAGAACCTGCTAGTTGCATAATGCGCAGTAGTTCTGATACTTCCGATGCGCTTTCGCCATTTACACTAATGTTCATATTAGCTTCGTTTACTTTTTTCATATTAGTCTCCTGACTGTTCTTTACGAGCTGTCTCTAATTCTTTCAGCAGGTCCATTACTCTATTTTCGCCTGCCATATCCTGTGCGCTTTCGCCTTCGAGTTCTTCAACTGTTAGCTTTGCAACATATACATCAGAAGACACTTCTTCTTGATACAGCTCTTGTGGCTCATTTGGATTACGTACAATAATATGACTTTGTTTGACTCCGCAACACTGTCCGATGTACTCTTGAAGTACTTGCACTGTTGTTGGATATGTACAACTTATTTCAAAGTATGTAGCTTCGCAGTTTTCTAACTGTGGAAAGTCTAGTGGACGTTCTTGTATTGGTGTTTTTTTACCAGCTGCAATTTGCGAGCATCCGTATTTTTGTAAACTGGTTTCAAGCATATCTTCAAAGTTTTCAGGCAGCTCACCAGCTACACCAATCTTGAACTCGTATGTTTTTTTACTTTCAGTCAAATAATCAGCAAAGTTTTTCATTATTGTATCCTACGTTATGTTACTATTTATCATTGTTCATGCCTTTTAACTTCTCTAAAAGGCTATTACGATCTGAGACAACATATCCTTCCCCGTTAACTACGCCGCCATCGCCAGGGTTACTATCTTTGTCCATTTTTTCTTTTTTAAGTTGCAAGTCAATCATTTTTAGTTTCTTATCCATTTTAGCAACCTTAGCATCTAATGATGTTTTAAGCATTCCGCCAGCAACTTCAAATACTCTGCTTGCGTAACGTGATTCAACATTCATTCCTAAATCCATTAAATCGTCATATGCTTCCAATGCACGTGATGCAATGTCTTCGAGTTCGTCGTCTGCTTTTTGGCCAAGTCCTTTAACAGCTGGCAATGCACTTGCAATCTTGTCAAACTCTGCAATATCTCTAAAAGTTTCTTCTTGTGCAACAACTGCCTGTTGTTGTACTTCTTGTTTAATATCTTCGTTATCTGGAAGATTCAACATTTCTTCAAGTTTCTTTGTCATAATAACACCTATAATATGCTACTATTATTTATCTACGTTTGCCTTGATGGAAAATATCTCCTTCGTTAACAACTCTAAATAGCATTCCTTTTTGTTTACAGTAACCTCTAGCTGCTGCCCATTTTGCTTGATTAACAACATAGTGTAACTTGTTTACTTTGCTGTTGCCTAGTTGTTCTTTAAATGTATGATTTGCTGGCTTGACTTCTATTAGTTCAACGTGTTGTTTACCTGTACGATCATTGTATACTATAAAGAAATCAGGAACATATATAGTGTGTTTTCCACTTAGTGGATTTCTATAAGGAATACGAACTGCTTCACTAGCCCATTTTGTTATATTTTCGTTTGTATCGCACATACGCATAAAAGCAAATTCCCAACTACTTCTATAAGTAGGAGTTCTGCCGCCTACATATTTTTCAGGGTTTTTTAATGTATACTTGCCTTGTGCAAACCTCGACATTACAATACAACGTTTCTATTTTCGTATGTTACAATCTGATAATCTGTTGTGTAACCAAGAGCACTTACTTTGCTTCTGTTATTATTCAAAATAGCAGCTACCAGCTGACTAAGTTTTACCTCATCTAAACCTTTTAAACTATCTAATAACTCAAATATATTTTTATTTTCAGATTTAGCTTGTTGCAATAATACTGTAGTTACAGCAATAGCTGCATTATCTTCAAACTTTCTTTTTTTAAAAAATCCTAATACACTATCAACTTCATTGCTTGTAATCGATATCGATTTTGAAAAATATCTATCAAAGAATGATTTTACCTCTGCTGCACTATCAGATGATTTATTAATACTTTTATCAGTTATACTACTCATTTAGCCACCTATAATATTCTCAAGAGTGCTAGTAAATGCTGCACCTTGTAGTGTTGGGTCTACTCTATAGTTATCAACAACTGCCTGTTGTAGTTGTAGTTGTTGGGTTGCATTTAAATTATCAAACAGCTGGCCGTTATCATTAAATGAGTTTGATGATCCTTGTGCTATTGCATAGTTTCGAAGAGCATTCCTGGCCAAGTCTCTTTGCTTAATAGTACTATTTTGTAACTCTCTTTGAGATATTGTTGATTCAAATGCTGCATCAAAAAAGGCTGTAGTTATAGCTGTCTGAGTTGAACTTTGTGGAAAGAATGTATTACTATTAAATGGAACTCTGTTATCTGTTGTAACTGGATTAGTTACAAATGGAGATCTTAGGTTACGTTGCTGTTCGGTATTAAACTCAGTTATTCCTAATATGTCTAAAAATATATCAGCAAATACCTTAGTCCAACCATTCTCAATTCCTGTTGTATCACTACCCGATCCTGTACTAATATACGGACTTGGCGATTTATCATAGTGTGCGTTATCTGCAAATCCTGCTGGATTATCATCTCCGGTATAACCTCTATCGTATAATACTGTTTCATAATCAACACGCATAGTATTTTTCATTATACCAGAAGCATCTGATTGATCTACTCTATCATGTTCCCAGCCAGATATAAGAGGATTAACAAGTGTAAAACTAGTAAAATGACTATCAGTATTTTGATGATGTAGTTGGTGTATAGTTATACTATTAAAAAATGGATATGTTTTGCCGGATCTGTTAAAACCGTGTCTATAAGTATTCTGTGGCTCACTATCGTATAAGCCAGTTTGATATGCACGTGGACGAGTTCCTTGATCAGCATAGTTGCCGTCTTCATAATAATATCTATAATAGGCTTCCCACAATAATGTTGTTAGCCCAGCAGCATCATCATGAAACTCAATATTAACAGGATTATAGTTTATTCTTGTTTGAACTACTTTTTTTCTATTATATTGATTTATTGTTTCGGTATTAATATCGTAGTTTGGTAAATCAGCAGATGATGCTAATATATTAAACTCTCGTTTGTTTAATAAGTTACTAACATTGTTTCCTAATGATTGTAACGCTATTGGATTTACATCTATTACAACATGATATAAGAATTTGACTTTAGGCGCAAGTCTAAAGTTATTGCGACGATACAAGTTTGAGGCGTGAGTAAAGTCACCCATTATACCTTTGTTGGTATCAAAATTAGTAAAGTTATCAAAGTTTCTATTTAACGGCATAAAGTATTTATCTTATATTTAAACAGCGCACATAACAAATAAGGAGCCCATTGGGCTCCTTAGAAGTCAAGCAATCTCTTAGTTAGTATTAAAGAGCGGCAGCGCCTGTGGCACCTGTGCCTGTTTCAGTATTTCGATCTTGGAAGTTATTAGGCGTTCCAACACCTACGTTAAGTTGTACAGCATTGTCATATTGAATATTAAGAGCTACTGTCATTGCATCGTTTGCTGAGTAACTCATTGATCCGTAGTCAACACTTGTTAAATAGCAACCATATAGTTCCCAAGTTTCAAGTACAGCTGGAGTATTAGCGCCGTTGCCGCCGTCTAGTACTTCAATACGTTGTGTAAACTTATAGTCTTGTCCTGTAGCAGCACTAGACTGTTCAAAGAAATCAAACTGTTTCTGTAGTTGCTCGCCTACTGAACGTTGTACGTTTCCGTTAACATCGTCACGTAAGTTCATTGTAACTGCTTGCCATTCGTGCTTGCCTGCCATATAAATTTTACTGTTGTAAACATCAATCGGTATTTGTTGGAATGATATATTTGGACGGGTTGCATCAATAACCTGTTTTGTTAATTCAGTTGTGTTGCCTGTAATACCAAAGTTTTCCAATGTTACTCGGAAACGGTATTGTAGTTTAGGCATTAGCAGACCCTGACTGCTTGCACTAGTATCGTTTGCTAACGGTACTGTTAAATTTAATAGAGTTGAGATTGCCATCTATGTTTCTCCTTATCACATGTATTTATCATTTGTAGGGGGATTTTATTTTCCCCCTACTTTAATGATTTATAATCCTGCGATTTCTCCTGTATTTTTGATACGCAATGGTATGTATATAAACTCTACTGCTTTGACTGGTTCAATAGCAATATCTACATATAGTTCATTTCGATCAATTCTCGCTGGTGTGTTGTTTGATTCGTCGCACACAACTAAGAAGTCATATAGAGCTCTTAGTCCCACTAGTTCAACCATTAAACTTTCTACTTGTGCTTTGATTTCATCACGTGTGATTTTATCATTTGGTTCAAATAGATATGGTTTTGTCAACTGATTCAACTGACTACGTAAGTACACTACAAGTCTTGCAACATTAACTCTATCAAGAGCACTTGCATTTCTTGCACGAGTTTTTTGTCCAAATACAACTAGCCCTGCACCTGTTAAGAATGTAATAGGGTTAACGTTGTTTTGATACAATGTATCTCGCTGTCCTTCGTTTAGTGCTGATGCAACAAATTCGCCTTCGTTACTAATGTAACCTGTTGAAGTTGCGTTTGTAACTCCGCCACGTCTTGTACCTGCTGGTGCAAACCATGGATAAGCAACTTGGTCATTAAGTGCAAATGTACGTAGTACCATATGCGATGCTGGAACAACAACATTGTTACCTGCATTATCGCTTGTGAAACCACTTGGATAATAAACACCTAAGTATTCATCTCTACTTACAAGTCCGTTGTCATTATCTTCAACAACTGTATTAACGTTGGTTGCCCATTCGTTAAGTGAAGTTGCATCCGGTGTTAAACGGAAAGGTGAATCACCAATAACAAATGCTGTTAGGCCTCTGTCATAGTTTAGTGTAATCATTTCTCCGATTAGCTCTGGATAACCTGGTGTTGACATCAAGTTAAAGATACGTGATTCATTGTCACGAATATCTTGATTTTCGTTTAGCATTGCTTGTAGTTTTTGTACTACAACTTTACGCTGTGCTTTACGACCAAAGCTACCAGATCCATCTGCTTCGTTAGCTGATTCTGTAACCCAACGGTGTGGATAATATGCTGACATTGATTCGTCGCCAAAGCGTTCGTTGTCTGCTGCTAAGTCGACATAGTTACGCTCAAAGCGTTTAACGTTGAATCCGCTTCTACGTAGGTTCCATAGCAACATACCTTTTGGATATAGTGCTGGATCTGGACAATCTACATCGACATAGTTACTAGTAATCATGTCAACAATATCGCCTTCAGTACTGCTGTTTGCACCTGCTGTGTTGTAACGTGCATCTGCAAATAGTACACCGTTTTCAGTTGTTTGATCTGTTGTATCAAGTTCAACCCAACTGTTTAGTGTATTATTCCAACGATAGATTCTTGGGAAGTTTTCTAAATCTGCTGTACTAACCCAAATATCGCCAGTTACAAGATTGCCACCATCTGCACGGTCGCCATCAACTGGTTCAGATGCAGCAACGATTGGACCGCTTGCGTCTGGAGCATTTCCAGGTGTAACATCGTAATACGGTGAATCAGTATTCAAATATCCAACCCACTTATCGCCATCGTGTACCATAATGTCAACTTCATCAACAACACTACTATACCATAATGCGCCGTCAGCTGCAAGAGCAGTTGGAGCATCATTACTTGCTGTATAAGTTAGTTCTTTCCAAAGTGTTGCAATATATGCACCTGACAACCCGTTTGGACTATCATAAAAGTTTACAGTTCCTGATTTTGTTGAGTAGTTCCAAGCAGTAAATGCGTCAGCTAATGGTGTGTTTGCACCATCTACAAATCTAATGTCGCCACCAATAGCATGTGATACTACAACTCTATTAGTTGAATCAACACTAGCAGTAACATTAGTTAATCCTGCTGTATTAATAGCTGCTGCCATTAACTCTGCATCAGTTGTAGCACCTGTTGCACTAAATGAAATAGTTACTGGTGTACTTAATGTTGCGCTTCCTTTTACTGTTTCACTAATAGTAAAATCATTAGTACCACTTGTAAATGTAGTACTGTCGACTACACCACTAGTAATAGTTGTTGCGCCATTAGCATTACGTTTGAAAAGAGTAAAGTTAGCTAGGTTTGTTGCATTTTCTGTAACATTTGCCATTGCATAAACATTAAGCGTTGTTAAGTTTGCGCCGCCACCTGTTTTATCTAAGCCAGCTAATGCTGCTGAGTTTGAAGTATAAATCGGTGTGCTTACTGCATCCCATAGTTCAGTTGAACCATTCCATACTTTTGTTTTCCAATCTGCACCACTGTTTGGTGTAGTTGTTTTAACCCATACACTTCCTGTTGGACGTGATGCTGAATCTGCTGTTTTCCATTCTGGAACACTTGTGTGAGCAGTTGCTTGATGTGCTGGTGGATAATATGTTCCAGCAACAATACCTGCATCAGTTAGTGGTGTTCCTGTACCGTTACCAAGAACGATGTTAGAATGTGTTGCACCAGTATTTTTAAATGCTAATCTGTTATCTATTGCTTCTGCAGTGATTCCAACAGCACCTAATGCTGTATTAATATCACTTACTGTTGAAGCAAGACTAGTTCCAGATAGTACAACTGTTACACTAAGACCTTCTGCAGATCCAATAGTAATAGTATTACTTGCTGTAAATGTCGGTGTACCTGCTGTACCTGTTACTGAAGGCCAACTGCCTTTCCAGTTTGCACTGCCTACTTCTACCCATGCACCTGTTGTGTTTTTATACCATGTACGTATAATAGTTGAAACAGCTACAACTGCGTAATCGCCAATAGCGCCAACTGATTGTTTTGGAGCATAAGGAGATGAACCTGATGTTTGTGTTGCATCGGTAATAACAGTTGGTGTTTTGTTAGTAAATGTTTGACCAACTTTATTAGTCGCTGACTGCGCACTACCGTTCCATTCAAAGATACCAAACTTTGTTACTTGAGTATCTAACCAATAAGTACCATCTGCAGGATTTGCAGTAGTTGGCGTTGAACTAGCTGATATCGCTGTAAGGTCAATATCTGCTCTTACTACATATGCTCTATTGCTTACGCCTAGGTATGAATATGCTGCTTGAAGTCCGTATTCATTTTGCTCTCCGCCATGAATAGGATTGTTGTTAGCATCTGTATAAAATGTAGGATCGCCAAATGTATCTACTAGATCTCGCTGCGATGTTAGTAGGTATGGTTTACCTGCATTGGCTTTTTGAGTTCCTGGTGCAATACCAGTTCCTGCGCCGTTTAGTTTATTTTCGCCTGTTGCGACAAATATTATAGGTACTGTGCCTGGTTCTGCTGGAGTGTAAAAACTCTCATCAATAACGCTGACCTCTACACCTGGTGAAGTTAATGCCATTTTAATTTTCTCCTGTAAAGTGTTTCACTTACAAGTATTTAGCAGATCACCGGTAAAAAAGGCGGTTTTTAGGGGTTAAGTATGTATATAACTCATTAGCTGTCTAATATTAAACCAAAGATCATCCAACGTTCCGTTGTTGTCTATAGTAAAATCTGCCATCCATTGTTCAAGACTCATGCTGTCTTTTGACTCAGGCATCAGGTATTTGCTGCGATCAACCCAGATACAGTAATCAAATACACCTGTGTTTTGCATTGCAAAGAATTCACGTTTGTTGCGTAGCCCACAATAGATATCATAGGCATCAAACATTTCTCTACCTAGAGTCGCTGCATCAGGAACATTATAATCGCAGATAGCATCATACCATTCTGCTCTGTGGTTATGCCTGTCAGCATAACACTCTTCTTCATTAGCGTATCCATATTTGTCCTTTAAGTTATCATAGATGAACAACTTTGAGCAAAACTTACTGCTGCTTTCAAATGTATAACCGTACTCGTCTCGCAGAATTTCGCATACAGTGTCTTTACCATGTCTTCCATGGCCTATTACTAATAACTTCTTTTTCATAATTTAAATGTAACATACTATTTACATTTTGTCAATATCCATTTTGAAAAAAGATCTGCCCAATCGTTGTGTGCTTGTTCGAGAGGATGTTCTGATTCTTTTCCTTTTTCGTATTTAAACTTTGTTGCCCAATCGTAAAATCCAAGGCTATCTTCGGTGTGTATATTATTAGGAAGATTTAATCTTCCAACCATGTCTTGTAAAAAAATATTATCTTGATTTAATAACTCTGGTTGTATATCGTTAAACGCCGATGTAAAAAAATATTTAATATTATGATTCTCGAGCCAGTTTGTTAAATATTCAAGTTGCTGTAGTGGATAATATACATGATTATCGTGCGTGTCACGCCTAGCATAAAACTCTACGTTTGTTCGTGTTAGATGTTCTGACGCCCACATTTGTCTTCTCATGTACAACATTGCATTTGAATAACCTTTAGTTTTGCCGTCGCCGTCTGATGGTAATGAAGTTAAAAATCTATCTTCATGAGTTTTTATTTTTCTGCCTGTAGGATATATACTAGGATATTCTCTACGTAAAATACTTGTCCACATTACAACTACAACAATATCTTCTGGCTTGTGTATTTTTAATTGGCGGCGGGTTTGGTATATTATACGTCTAACTATACTTCCATAATCAGCACCTGGTACAGCAGTATTATCAACTGTTGCATTAGTAAACATTTTTTGTTGAAGCAAGTTTGGCCATGCTGTATGACTCAACTCGTAGCATATTCCTTTATGATTGCGATCCCAAGACTCGTCAGCAAGTTCAGAGCCTGCTGTAAAACTACAACCACCTGCTATTACTTTTTTGATATTATTAAATTTATTATCCAATTAAAAATCCGTAGCCAACACCACCTGCAACAGACATAGCCAAGTCGTTGTCAAGTTTTTCCATTTCCTGTTGAGCTTCGGATTTTAACGTATCACCATTTAGCGTAGTTCCGCCACCTGGTCCAGCAATAGTAGCAAACTTACTACGTGCTTCACCTAACATATATTTACAGTTGGCAAGAGTATATTCTTTAATCCACTGAAATGCTTTGTAGTCTTTGTACAACTCAAAGTCAGGTCTGTGATTATAACAATATAGCAATACTTCTTCCTCAGCTCTTGGTCTTGTTAATATAGTTAGTTTTTTTGTACTAGTGTTCCAAACAAATTCGATAAAACTACCAAACATTCTTCCTACTAGTTCTTGTTGTTGAGCAAAGAAATCATATGTAGCAAGGCCGCCAATGCCACTACCTGCTAACAAGTATGTGTTTGTATAAGCAAGGTTAAATGGTTCAAAGGTTGTTCCACCACTATTGCCGCCTAATCTACTTCCTACGCTACGTCTATGTACTTTACGTACTTCTATTATTTCATTAGGGAGTGTGTATGCATTAACATCTTCTGTTAGTGCAAGAGTAATGTAACTTTCTTCAACACTGTTTTCACTGCGTTGTCTGTATCGTGCAGTTGCTTTTCCTAGTGCAGTTTCATAGTGTATAGGATCAAGTTCAACATCTATCATGCCTCCGCCTAAAAATGCAGTTACGTAATCAAATACTTCTTGTTTTTGTGTTGTAAGTTCAGCCATTGTTTGTCTCCAATAGTATTTATGCTAAATATACATATGCCAAGACTTAGTTTATATAGACCGCAAAAAACAAAAGACTATTCCTTCCTAGACGGCATTGTCTATGAACAATTTACTGTAGGAGGAACAGATTTTAATATACACAAATATCTTGGTCCAAAGAATACATTAGAAGATGATGCAACTGCTGAACAACCTGTTTACGATGTTGTTAAAGAAACCAACATTCAAGACTTGTTATTTTTAGAAAACAGAGATCGCAAATACGACAAAGACATTTACACCATTAGAGGACATTACAACCTACAAGATCAAGACTTTGATCTAAGTCAGTTTGGATTGTTTTTACAAAACGACACATTGTTTATGACCATACATATTAATAGTAGTGTAAAAACGCTAGGCAGAAAAATTATGGCAGGCGATGTAATAGAACTACCACACATGATAGACGAGTATGCTGCTAATGATTACAATGTTGCACTAAAACGTTTTTACGTTGTAGACGAAGTAACACGGGCAGCAGAAGGATTTAGTCAAACTTGGTATCCACATTTGTATAGATTACGTGCAAAGCAAATACTAGATTCGCAAGAATACAAAGATATTTTAGATTTGCCTGCAGAAGAAGGCAGTGCTGATACACTTAGAGATGTACTTAGTACATACGAAAAAGAAATGCAAATCAACGAAGCTGTTATTGCACAAGCAGAAGTTGATGTTCCACTTAGTGGGTATTCTACTATACAGTTCTATACACTACAGTTAGGTGACACAGGCGAAATTGAAATCGTTAGTACTGACTATGACAGTTTATTAGCCGATGATCAGATAACAGCAGACACTGTATTTGTTACTCCTGATGGCAATGGATATCAAGGATACTTAGTAGGCGATGGTATTCCTCCAAACGGAGCACCATACGGACAAGGAATTGGATTTCCTAGCGAAGCAGATAGTGGAGATTATTTTTTAAGAATTGACTTGTCTCCTAATAGATTATTTAGATATGACGGCAATAGCTGGCGTAAAATTGAAGACGCTGTTAGAACTACCCTTACACAAACTAGTGGACGTGATACTCTAAAAGGAACGTTTATAAACAATGTAACTGTAAATACTATTAGCGGTGAAGATGTAGTCGAAAGACAAGCTCTTAGTAAAGCTCTTAGAGCAAAGGCAGGTGACTAATGCAATACTTTTATGACGGACAAATAAGACGGTACATAACACAAATAGTAAGAGCATTTAGTAACTTTAGTTATCGTGACGGCGAAGGCGATATCAAAGTAGTTCCGGTGTTGTATGGAGATATTACACGACAAGTAGGTAGTATCATTAGAGAAAACAGTGACAACAAACTACCGAGTGCTCCTAGGATGGGTGTATATGTTACTAGTTTACAAATGGACAGATCGCGTTTGAGTGATAGCAGTTATGTTAGTAAAATTAATCTTAGAGAAAAAGCATTTGACGAAAGCACTAGTAGTTACGTAGCACAACAAGCTAAAGGATATACAGTTGAAAGATTGCACCCAACTCCGTATACATTAAGTGTTAATGTTGATGTATGGTCAACAAGTACTGATCAAAAACTGCAAATACTTGAACAAATTTTTATGTTGTTTAATCCTGACTTGGAGTTTCAAACATCTGACAACTATGTAGACTGGACTAGTTTGAGTGCATTATATTTAGAAGATATTAACTTTAGCAGTAGAACTATTCCTGTAGGAACACAAGATGATATTGATGTTGCTACATTAGGATTTACAGCACCAATATATATTTCACCTCCTAGTAAAGTTAAAAAACTAGGTATCATAACAGATATTATTACTGGTGTTTACAGTCAAGATACAGGAACGCTAAGTCTTGACGGATTTAATCCTCCAACATCAGGCGATCAGGCTGTATCAAGCGGAGTTACCGTATTACCAGATGGTACTGTTGTTAATGCAGGAAATGTTGGCATTACTAGTACTTCAAGTGTAAGCGGCACAGGTTTAGATTTAAACAACCCTCTAGTAACAAGTTATAGAGATTTTGATCTTATAGTTGACGATGACGAGGCAAAACTAGCTAAAAACAAAGCACTACGAGTAGGAGATATTAGTTGGCTAAATGTTATAGAAGCAGAACTACCAGCAAAATATCAACCTAACATAAGTCAAATAAGATTACGTAGAGCAGAACTTAGCGGCGAAATTGTCGGCACATTTAATATTCCAGATGACGATACTCATACAATGATTATAGATTGGGACGAGGATACATTACCTTCTAATACTATCATAGAAGGTCCGACTAAAACTGACGGAACTATAGACGGTATTATAAATCCTATAACTTTTAATCCTTTAACAACTAAAACAGTTGGTACTAGATTATTATTGTTAGGACCAATAGGATATAAAGTTGAACGAAGTTTTAAAGCTACTACTAGTAGTAATAGAATCGACACCGATATTAACTTTACTATTGCTACTAGTGAGTTAGCTGATAGAGCAGGTGACGAACGTGTTACAACTTTTGAAGTATTTGTAAACGGATCACCAGTAGCAGCAACAAAAGCAAATATAGACGATAAGTTTGTTATAAATCTAGCTACAGCATACAGCATTGATGATACTGTATCGTATGTACTAAACTTAAACGAAAAAGGTCCAGAGGCTTGGAAAAATACAGATAATACAGATTTCTCAGCTGATGCAAATGATATAGTTGAATGGGACGGATCTAAATGGATTACTATTTGGAACTCCAGTGACAATAATGTAACTACATATGTTACTAATGTAACTACTGGTCAACAATTTTACTGGAATGGATACTACTGGCAAAGTGCTGTTGATGGATATTATCCACGAGGCACTTGGACTATTATATTATAAAATAAGTATTTGTATGAACAAAATAATTTGTAGTGGTGCGTTATTCTATAGTCTTAACACTAAGAGATTTTTATTTTTACATCGTACTAAAGGAAAGACAAAAAATCTTTGGGGATTGGTTGGTGGCACCAATGAAGGTATTGAAACACCGTGGGAAGGTCTACAACGAGAAATAATAGAAGAAATAGGCAATCTTCCAAGTATTAGAAAAACAATACCGTTAGAAACATTTATAAGCAGTGATAATCACTTTAGCTTTCATACATATCTTTGTGTAGTTGATTGTGAATTTATTCCAGAATTAAATAATGAACACAACGGATATGCTTGGGTAACATTTGGAAAGTGGCCAAAGCCTTTGCACAACGGACTGAGTAATACATTAAGAAGCAAGCCTAATCAAGTAAAACTAGATACAGTTATACGCTTGGTAGATATAATGTCTCAAACTGATTCTTAAGCCATTCAAAATCATTAATTTTTACCAGCTCTTGTGCATTGCCTTTGTTGTCTTCTCCAAAAGCTCTGCCTGCTTTTGCTCCAGCTATTGCTGCTTTTCCAAAAGGCTTATCGTCACCTCGTGTACACCATGCATCTAATCTAAACTCAGTCTCGTCATCTTTTTGTCTAGCAATAGTACGACTAGCAAGTTTACAGCATTCTCTAAATCCACTTCGCCATGCACTAAATGCATCAGTGTTGAATGCTGTAGTATTACTCATTTTGTCTATACCCTTAAACTTGTCACTGATACTAGTGGTCATATCAGTTGTAGTTTCGTCAAGATTCCTTGTTAATCTTGTAGGTAATAGTTTAACGCCACCGTAGCCGTACACTAGCCCGTTTACTGGATTATAACTTCTCCACACATGAACAGTATCCTTGCTGTCAATGTCATAGGCCGGAACATAATAACTAAAATCAAAATCATCTATAACTTCAGCATCACCGTCAACAACCCAAAACATTTCTGTTTCAACTAGCTCTGCTGCACGTTTATGTGCTGCATGAATGCCTTTAATATCCATTACTCTCTTGGCTCTTGGATATTTTTCTTTTAGTTCGTTGTAGTTATTGTCAGCATTTGGTTCGCCATTACTAATAAACACAATGTCATAAGGCTTGGGTATACTACCAACTTCGTCGTATTCTTTTTTGTTAACAAAGAATCTATAATCAATCTCTCTTTGACTGATGTTTAGTTGTTTACTAACTAATGCAATGCCGTCATAAAAATCACCATTTTTCCAAACGTGATTTATTTTACGTTCGTACTGATTATGATGACTGATATAAAAGTTCCAATCAAAGTCATCATTAGGTAAAAACGAATCGTTTACAATCCAGAACATATCTGTATTGCAGTTTTCTTTTGCTTCTAAATAATCCTGATAATCGTTTACTGTATATGTCGGATATTGTTTTGGTGTACTTGCTACAACTTCATATTCTTTCTTTTTTATAAGAAACCGATGTTCTATTTCTTTTTCACTTACTAATACGTTTTTGCTATATAATACAACACCGTCGTAGTTATCGCCATTTAAAAACACATGATTAATATTTCGATCAAATGTGTTTTGATGACTAAAATACAAACTAAAATCAAAACCTTTAGCTATGTTAACATCAGTAGGTACTCCCCAAAACATTTCAGTGTCAGCGTTGTATAATGCATTTGTGTAATCTTCGTAGTTGTTAACTGTAAACTTTTTATATTTTTTTGGATTACTTGCTACAACTGCATGTTCTTTCTTATTAACATAAAATCTATGATCAAACTCTTTTTCAGATATAAGATCTATAGTGTTCAATAATGCAATGCCATCATAATCAACACCATTTAAAAATACATGATTTGTCGATCTATCAAAAGAATCTTGGTTATGGAAATAACTATCCCATGCAAAATCATCCAACGGCTCTACATCATAGGGTATTAGCCACATCATATCACTACCGCAACTGTGAAATGCACTTTTATATTGTTCATAGTTTTCGATTATAAACTTTTCATAATCCTTCGGACCACTTGCTACAACATCATGATCAATCTTTTGTTTTAGTTCTTTGTGCTCTATTTCTTCTTTGCTTACTAGTGCTTGCTTGCTAAACAAAAATACGCCGTCGTATTTGTTTCCGTTTAGCCAAGCATGATTTGATTTTTGTTCACTACTATGATGACTAATGTAATAATCAAACTCAAACTTTTCATCAATAACAATATTATCTGAATGCCCCCAAAACATATTAGTTGTTGAAACTTCAGCTGCATATGTATAATCTTGGTAGTTGTTAATAATAAACTTATCATATTGTCTTGGATTACTTGCTAATATTCTTACTTCTTTTTTGTTAACAAAAAACCTGTGTTTGATTTCTTTGTCTGTTAACTCGCAAGATTTAGGACAAAGTACAATACCATCTAGTGTGTCAATATCTCCATTTCCAAACACATGAGGAATATTGAAACTCCATTCGTCTGGTTTGTAGCTAAATTTAAATGTTTCTCTTACTTCTGTATCATCATAAACTACCCAGAACATATCAGTAAAACTATTTTGTTTAGCTGCGTTTATTGAATCAACTACCTGTACATCAAATCCTCTTGCTTCGAGATTTTTTAATACTGTTGTATCCTCACCAATATAAAAAATATCAAACTTATTTTTTCCTTTATAAGGATCATAATGGCCGCAGATGTAAGCGTGTTGATTAACAGTATATTCGCCCTTTGCAGTTGGAACTAGTCTAACTCTATTCCAATCTTTGACTTTGCGACTTTTTTCAAACACATAAGGAAAGGAATGTATACAAACTTCTTCATCAACTTTTGGTTTGAAGAACCAAGGAAATGTACTATATGTTTCAATATTTTTATCAACAATCCATACATAATCGGAATCGTAATCTGATGTCCAAACTTGTTCTAAGTTTTCATAGTCGTCAGTTTTTACAACTGGATATTTTTTAAAAATATGATTCTTTAAAAAATCTTGTCCGTTGTGTACCGGTGTTCCAAATCTTTCAAATCTGTCGATTGCCTTCATAACACGTTTGCCTTTGTTCCAAAATGTGCAAGTTTAATACTTGCGTCTATCCATACTTCATAACCATGATGCATTGCTTGATTACAAAAGTATATATCCTCTCCGCTGAAAGTGTCTAGTCGTTTATTGTATTCGTGATCAAACCACGGCTTTGGCAAGTTATTATACACATCGGTATTAACCAACATACATCCCATACCAACTGCCCATACCTTGTGCAATCCAAAACTAGCATCTAGTCTATTGTCTGCATTTTCATAATCAGTAAATGCTACAGTACGATACGGAGCATATCGTGTACTGTATTGTGCTGCAACAATATCTTTTTGATGTTCATATAGTTTATCAAATACGTTTGCTGGAAAATGCATATCGCTATCAAGCCACAGTGTATGCGTTGCATTATTTTCTAATGCTTCTTTTACTAGTGCAGTTCGACTTTCAATAATCACGCTGCCGCAAACAATATGCAGATCAAAGTCAACATTTTGCTTTGTTAATCTATTTGTTAAGTTACAAAGACTGCGTGTAAATCCTATATGAACTTCGTCTCGTGATGGAACACAAATACTTAGTTTCATATTACAACATTGTTGATGGCATAGTTTCTTCGTTTAAATCTTTTTCAGCTTGTACAGTATAGTCGTTCCAAGTTCTTGCAGCACTTGTTGCAATCTTAACAGCTTCTTTAAAATCTTCTGCTGGCAAACAAGCCATAGCTATCATGCTTTCGGGTTGTACTTTACCTAGTGTAAGTAAGTCAGCGCCTGCGGCTCTTCCAAACTTTTGAATCCAGTGGAGTCTATCATCGTCGTTTGGAATAATCATATCGTCAATAGCTGCAAAAACAGCTTCGTGAAGATCGCCATCAAGGTTAAGTGATGTTGCTACTTCTTTTTTACGTTCTTTAGTATACTCTTGTGCAAGGTCTACATTTAATACTTCGTATAATGTTTTCATTTTGTTTCCTTTTATGGTAATATTGGGAAATAGTAGCCACCAAAACTAGAGCTCATACTAATAGTATTGCCTACACTAATACCAATGTAAGTTCCTAATGTACCAATAGCAATAGTACTATTACCCGCACTAAAATAGTTGCGGATTTGAGACATTGTTATAGTCGAACCTGTTGCTGGTAATGCCATATTACTTCCTATTTCTCTCTATTAATATAACACATTATTTAAGCAGTGTCAAGTAAAGATAGCCACATTGTGGCTATCCTTTGTATTATTTATCCAGTAGTTTTTGTACCATTGTACGAAGTTCTGCAATCTCGGCTGCTTGTGCTTCTGCTTTAACATCTGCTTCTTTGATTGCTTCAACTAGTAATGGTACTATACGTTCATACTTAACAGTTAGATAATCTTCGCCTGATGCACTTTTACCATTGATATCATCAAACGGTGCTGGTACAACTACTTCTGGTAATACTGCTTGAACTTCTTGAGCAAGTAATCCTGCTTCAACTGTATCATCTACTTCGTCTTTAAACCCATGTTCTATTGATTTTTCATTCCAGGTATAAAGTACACCGTTTAGCGCATTTACTTTATCGAGTGCATTTTCAATATTACCACTAACATTTTTCAGTCTTTTATCAGAAGCATATGCTGTAAGTTCACCTCTGAAAGCCCAGTTGTTGTCGTTGTAACTGTTTCTAGCTGTCCATTCATCAGTACCATTTGATCTTCTCCATAGTGTAATAAGATCAGACCCTGCTCCAGTTGTAGCAGGTGTGCCGTCACCGTTGTATTCAATGCCGCCACCGTAATCATCACTTTGTCCTACATAGACTCGTCCGGTACCTTGGCTATCACCACTAACATTTAAGAAAGCATTACCTGCGTTATCACATTTGATTAAAACAGTAGTACTTGTTCCGTTGTCGAAACGTTTTGTACCATTAATAGTTTGTGTTGTTGAACCTGTAGCTCTTACAAATCCTGAACTGTCAATGCCGTCAAGTGTGTTGGCATCATCGGCACTAATGCCAGTTAGACCACTACCATCACCTGTAAATGCGTTAGCAGTAATGTTTCCTGTAATGTTAATACCACCAGCACCACTTAGTGTTCCACTAAATGCATCATTTGCATCACTACGTATAAACGATCCGCTACTAAGTCCGTCAAGTTGGTCAGCATCTAGTCCGCTACCTGCACCGTCGTTGCCGCTGTGCCACACAGTATAGTTGGTACTACCGTTTTGGAATATTAATCCGCTGGTTCCATTATCAAGCTCAAGTGCAGTATTAGCACCTTCGTTTTTAATGTACAGACTATCATCGCTATCTCTATACTGCATGTAAGCACGTCTTGTACTTGACTGATACCAACTAATATACGGATTACCAGTAGCACTTGTATCTTGCAAGCGAATCATTTCATCGCCAGCATGTGACATTGTTAGTAAGCCTGTCATTGTATCAGCAGTATTACTACGTAAATAGTTGCTACCATCAACACCATCTAATGTGTCTGCATCTACATTAGTAAGTCCGCTACCGTTACCAGTAAATGTACTTGTACCAATATTAACATTACCAAATGTTGTTGTTATCTCACCAGCAGCAAGTGCGCCAGTTCCAGTTAGGTTACTGTATGTTCCTGTAACTCTTGCGTTTGGCACTGTTCCGGTGGATAAGTTGCTTGCACTCAAGCCTTGGATGCCACCTCCACTTGCTGTATTAAGTGAAGTAGCATATACATCGCCGTTAACACCTAAACCACCAGTTATTCTAACAGCACCTGTTGTAGTACTTGTAGAAGCACTAGTGTTGGTAAATGTTTTTATACCAGCCATACTTTGGTTGCCACCAAGTCTACTACCACTAACAGTACCAGTACTCAAGTTACTTGCGTTTAGTGTTGTTAAACCGCTACCGTTACCAGTAAATGTACTTGTACCGATGTCGATACTACCAAAGCCGCTAGTAACACTACCACTGTTTAGTATACCTGTTCCTGTAATATCACCTTGGTGTTGTGTTACACTACTTGATGATATTCTACCATCTGCTACAGTACCACTGCTCAAGTTACTTGCATTTAGTGTTGTTAAACCACTACCGTTGCCGGAGAATATACTTGTACCGATGTTGATATTACCAAATCCAGTATTAATACTACCGGCATTAAGTATACCTGTACCTGTAAGACTCAACTGGTGTTGAGTAACACCACTTGCTTGTATACGTGCATCTGGAATAGTTCCGCTTGTTAAGAAAGCAGCACTCATATCACCAATAAAGTTGTCTGCACGTATATCTTTGTTTACATACAAACCGCCTGTTATTTTAACTGCTGCACTACCTCCTGCAAATGTTGCGCCTGTTGCATTTGTACCATCAGTAAATGTTACTAGGTTATTTGAAGCTAGTGTAGTAAATGCACCACTGCTTGGTGTTATGTTACCTATTGGTGTATTGTTGATAGCACTAACAAATAACTCACCATCAATATACATATCAGTATTTGTACGTAAATCCATACGTACAACCATTTCGCCTAAAGCACCTGCTAAATCTGCTGCTGCTTTAGTTTCACCAACTACAATCTCAGTTGCTGCTTGAGCAAATGCTAGTGTTGTAGCATTATCTTTGAGTAAGTTAAATGTACCTGTTTCATCTGTATCAAGTGTTGTACCGTTTACAAATAAGTTGCCTGATAAGTTAACATTTGAGTTTCTAATGTTAAAGTTACCTGTTGTAGCACCTGCTGTAACTGTTGTTGCGGCGCCGCCTACATTAAGTGTAGTTGCAGTTGCGTTGATTAGGTTAAATGTTGCTGCATTTGTGGTAATATCGCCACCGTCGACATTAACATCTAGATCTACATCCAAGTTATTGTGTATGGTTGTTGTGCCAGTTGCTGCACCAATCTCAACGCTAGTAGCCGAGCCACCCATGTTGATTGATGTTGCAGTTGTGTCAAACAATGCCATTGTAGCACTTGCAGCATTAATACCAGTAGTAAAACTTGGAGATGTAGCAAATACTGCTGCGCCTGTTCCTGTTTCATCGCTTATTACTCCGCGTAGCTGAGCACTTGTAGTTGCTGCAAACTGACTTAATGGATTACCTGTGATAGCAAGTGTACCGCTTGTTGGTAGTGTTACACTAGTATTTCCAGTTGTTGTTAATCCTAATGTATGTGAACCAGTGTGTGTAAAGTTGCCACCAATAGTAATAGTGCGGCCACTATTGTTAACTCCAGTGCCGCCGTATGTGCTGCTAATAACACTACCTTGCCATGTACCAGTTCCGATAGTTCCTAATGTTTGTAAACTACTGTTAACAACTGCACTTCCTAGTGTTGTACTATTAAGTACATCTGCATCATTAATGTAATATGCTTTTCCACTTGCTAGGTTAAAGTCTTCACTTGAATCCCAACTAGTATTTGCATTATCCCAAGTTAGTGTAGCGTTTGCACCATCAACTGTAATACCAGCACCGTTTGCTGCTGCGCCGTTGGCAGCACCGCTTGCTACAACAATGTTAAGATCGTCAACTGTGAGTGTTGTACTATTAATAGTTGTAGTATCACCATTAACTGTTAGGTCTCCGGTGACAACCAAGTCGTGTCCGATAGTAGTTGTGCCACCACCGTCACCACCAGTACCAATATTAACTGTTGTTCCTGCTGCTGCAATGTTAACAGTTGTCGGAGTTGCCAACAAGTTAAATGTTGCTTGGTTGGTGTCTAAGTCTCCGCCATTAACATCGACATCGTGTGCAATAGTAGTTTTACCTGTTGATGCACCTACATTGATTGCTGTTGCTTCTCCTGCCATATTAATAGTTGTAGCAGTATCATTTAATAGCGCAACAGTTGTTTCGCTTGTGCTTACTACAGCATCAACTTCAACTTCACCAGTGAATGTAGCTTTGCCGCTGGTATCAATAGTTAAACGTGTTTGCACTGTATGTTCAATATCACCTGACGTTGAAACTTCGCCAGTTTTAATAACTACATCGCCGCCGGTTGCATTACCTGTTCCGCTTCCGCCTTCGATAGTAATAGCGCCACCTGCAACATTATTTCCAATACCGCTAGTGCCTTTGATTGTAGAAGTAGTTGGTGTTTCGCTTGCTTCTGCATTACCAAATACTACAGTACTATTTCTAATAATCATATTATTACCGATATTAATTGTACCCTGTACAACGTCTAATGGATCGGATGTAACATTAGCATCTGTTCTGATAGTAAACGATGTTGCAATATCAGTTGCGCCAACAACTGGCCAACTACCGTCTAAGTTTGTTACTGCACTGCCAGAAATATTAATAGTATCGCCAACTTTTGTACCTAATGTTTTTGGTGTAAATGTAAATGACAGTGTAGTTGAGTTTGTAATAGTACCTGTAGTTTTATTACTTAGATATATAAACTCATCTGTAACACCATTAACTACAGTATTTGAAGGAATACTTGCACTACCTGTAACAAGCATACCTGCTAAAATAGTTGATGTATCTGACATTGGTATTTCAGTTTCTTGGTTAGCTGTAACTCCGTTTGTACTTACAGTAACACTACTAAGATTAACTACAACATCTTGAGAGATAGTTGCTTCATACCCGTCAATAAATGTTAACAAGTTGCGTGTAGTATCTGCGTTACCAATCTTAATATTAGTTGCATCGCTGCCTATTTCTATACTTGTAACATTTGCATTATAAACACTACCGCTACCAGTACTAGACGAGTTAAGTGAAGCGTTACCAACATCAAGACCTTCTGATAGATCAAGTGCTGTTCCCCATTCTGGTGTAACACCATTTGATTTTAAGAAACTATTGTTTCTACCAATATTGAGAGTGTTTAAACTACCTGTTGTTTGTGCGTAAATCAAATCACCAATAGCGTATGTACTAATATTTGTTCCGCCTCTTGCAACTGGTACAAGGCTTGTTAAGTTAGCTGGGTTTAAGAAGTAAGCACTATCAAGACCGTCTAATGTACCAGCATCAACAACCGCATCTTTAATAAAGACCTGGCCGCTGCCATCATTGGCAACATCAAACTGTGATTGCAAGAATCTACTTGTACCTAGTGTTGAGAATGTGCCTAGCGGATCAAGGTCAACGTTAGCAATACCAATCTGAACTGGATCTCCGTAGAATTCTCCTCCTGAACTACTTCCTGTTAGTGTAATAGGATTGTCAGTTGTATTTTGTTTTTTAAGTGTTTGTACAACATTTTTATATGCACTATCACCAAACAATGCTGTATCACTGTTTGGAACACCACTTGCTCCAAGTCTGCTTGGACTAATAGTACCTGAAATAATATTTTCAGCATCAATGTTTGTAACAGCAAGTGTGTTCCAGTTTGCTTGCAACCTACTTGAAGTATTAATAACACCATTAACTTGTACGTTGTTTTGAATAATCAAAGCACTACCTACGCCAATGCCGTCAATAAGTTTTGGATTGGTTACTAGGTCGTTAGCACTACTCAATGCGTCACTACGTAGTGCGTGAAGTGTATAGCTGTTAGTTGTTACAGATCCTACAAAGAATCTTGAGCCTGTTGGTGTAGCTTCTGCATTAACACTAAACAGTTCGTTTGACGAACTTCCGTCTGATAACGATTCAACTCTAATAGCATCACCAGTTGTAAATCCATGATTTAATGTTATAACACTATTATCAACTGTATTAACTGTTCTTCTTGTAAGCGTGTGTGCATTGTTAGCAGGAGTACTTGTAAAGTCTATCTGATTTAACAATGCAAATCCTGAATACAATTCAAATGTATCTGCATCAATCTTTTTAGCATAATAAACTAAACCGTTTACTAGGCCGCCGATTGCAACGTTACCATTAGTATTATAGGTTACCGGATCACCATTTTCAAACCCGTGATTTGTTACAATAATACGAGAATCAGTATAGTTAACTGCACCACCTGATCCGCTAACACCAGCTAAGAAGTTATTTTCAATAAAGTCGTCTAAGTTAATAGTTTTTGCATTTTGTACTGCTGTGTTATCTTCAACAAAGTCAATACTCGATGCACTAGCAACATAAAGCTCGCCACCTAATATATTAACATATGCACGTTTTTCAAAACTTACAACTTCTATTTCAAAGCCGCTACCAGTGCCTCCAACGCTCGATGCAGCAACACTAAGTAAATCGCCAATGTCGTAACCAGTACCGCCTGTTTTTATATCAACATCGGTAACTTGTCCTGCTGTAACAGTAACGTCTGCTGTTGCACCAGATCCTGATCCTGAGTTGTTTGTAAATGCTACGTCTTTATATACTAGTGTTCCGTTAGTAGGTGTATATCCTGAGCCGCTTGTAATAGCTCCGTTGTCGACTCCAGTTAACACGCCATATCTTACTTCTGTCACTGCGCCTTGAGCATTACCATCTGCTGATGTAACAATAGTACGTGCAGTACCTGGTACTGATTTTATACTTTCGTTGTCGCCTTCACTTGCAATAGTAAACGTAGTTGCTGTTGGTATACTTAATACTAATGTATTTTCGTTGTATGTTGTATCATCTGGTACTAGTACCTGTACATTGTTGTCGATTTGTAAGTTATGAGCTCCGCTTGTTGTGATTGTAGCAATATTACTTGTTCTTGCAACATTAGTGATAACTGCACTAGTAAATGTGTAATCAACATCTGGATCAAGTATTAAGAATTGACTGCTGTTTGAACTACGTAAGAAGAAGTTATCAACAATCTCTGATACTGCACCTTTTGCAGTTGGGCGAACTCCTGAATCAACACCGTTAACAAACAAGTTTGGCGCTGTTCCACTTACGTCCCATGGGTCGCCAGTACTATCATCAGTATCGTCCCATGCTCCCGGAACACTAGCAACAAGTATGTTACCACTTGATGGATATGCACCTTTTGCGTATGCAACAGCACCTTCAATACCAGGCTGTGTAATAGTGTCGCCGTTGGCTACATTTAAAATATTTCCACTTAGAGTAAGTTCAACTTGCTCGTAGTTCTCAGTAGCAATATCACCAGCTTTCAAGTCAGTTGGTGGAATATCATCAACTTGTTCAAGTCGTGATAGATAACCTTGTGTGTTAGTGTTGGTAAACTGACGTGTAGCCGGAATAAGGTCGCCGTTCAACTGACCGTTGGTGTTAAGCTGAACAATAGCGCCTGGTACGGCTGCTGTACTAACTGATTTATCAACAAAGCCGCCAAGTCTATTATTAATAAACGAACGTACTGCTAACTGTGTAACCATTCGAGCATCACTTGGACCGCCAAGTTCGTCGTCACCTAAGTTAACACTAGTTGAAATCTCTTCAATAGCAACATCACTAAGACTTAGTCTCAACGCATCAAGTTCGTCCACCTGCACTTTGTTTCTAAAGGTAATGTTACCTGTTCTGTTGAACGCTGTAATAAAGTCACCAACTTTAAAGTCACCAAGTTCGTTTGTACCTGATGAGTAAACACGTCCCGGAAGTTCTTCAAACTGTTCAAACTCTGTTCTTGTATTACCACCGTTTTGCGGTAATGCGTTGTAGTCAACGCCTGAACCGGCATATTCCCAAGTGTGTGAAGACGAGTTAACAATACTTGGTCTGTGGAACCATAGTTGATTTTCTGGAAGATTTGAAGTGTTAGTTAAACTACTACTACCATCTGTAGCAGTAAGGGTAAACGTTGCTGTACCTAAACCTAGCTTTGTAGCTACTTCGTTAACACCGATAGTTGAATTTGGACTACTTGCATGATCTTGTCCGATAATACTTGTTTCGTCAAACTGAACTCTAAGAACACTCGAACCAACTGCAACTTGTTCAATACTTACAACTAGTCTACGTTCTCTTGGTTCCCATTTTGTAACAATAGCACTGTTATTATTCACGCCTGTTGTACCTGAAATAGCACGACCAGGAACAAACTCATAACTTTCTGCTCCAGATTCTAATATAAGTGTCTGGTATGTTGTATGAGAGTTTAATATTTCTTCAACAAAGAATTCAATAACATTTGAGAAAAACTTGTGAGTATTTGCACCTGCTGCAATAATATTAACATCAAAGTCTCCTGATTCATCAAACGTTAGACCAAACTCGTCGTCGTTGACAATTTTAATATAGTAAGTTTGTTCTGCATCAAGTCCTTTGATCGGAGCGTTGCCATCTGGATCATATATAACTTTTTGACCATTTGAAAAGCCGTGATCAACAATCGTAATAATATCAACTTCAGCATTAACTGCTGTAGCAGCATCAAAAGTAGTTTCAGTAGGAGTAGTTTTAAAGTCGTTTGTAACGTCACCTTCACTGCTTACTTCTGTTGGATTTGGTAAATCATTTGGATCATTTATGATCGTATTTACAATATCAAAACGTGAACTTGCAAAATCTTGTACGGCTGAACTAACACTAGTAATATAACTTAATGCTTCAACTTTTGCTTGCTCAATAGCAGCAATAGTCTGTAGTTCTTGGCCACTAATACTAATACGAGAAGAGTCTTGTAAGTTAGCAGTGTAATATGCAAGACCAGCACTACGTGAATACCTGTTACCAGTATCCCAAGTATCTTGTGCCACTGCTTCAACAATAAGTTGTGTGTCTCTATTACACTTAGCAGAATCATATGTAAATCCATACCAAATATTTGCTTGTATTTGTTCGTTTATAAACTGTGTAACATTTTGTGCAATGTTAATCTGAGTAACAGTTCCTAAGCCGTTGAAGTTATCTTGTAATGTTGCTGTAGTCCATGTTATGTCTGGTTCAATTCTTGCTGGCGGTGTGGCGCCTGCACTATTTAGATAATCAATAATTTCATCAATTCTATCTGCGGCATAGTCGGCAGCAGCTTCACTACCAGCTGTTCCTGATACATCTTGTGTTTCAGTGTTACCTGCAGTTACAGTAACTGATTGTTCTTGTATAACTTGTTGTATTGCTTCTTTTAATCTACCATAGGCTGCAACAGTTTCTTCTTGTTGTCCTGTGCCGTACTGTGCTACTCCGTCTATAAAGTATGCTAGTGATGCAACCAATGTTTGTAAGTTGCCGCCGTATGTTAAATCATAAGAAAGTGCGTCAATAATAAGTCCTGTGTCTCTTTCACACTTGGCTTCATTATAAACAAATCCTGATTCAAACGGTGGGTTTGCAGCAGCAATCTCTGCGTTTAACCAAGCAGTAAGTTCTTTTTGTAAAAATGTCTTGTTTGCATTTATTTGTAATACTGCATTTTCAAATCCTGCATCACTAGCGTTATTTGTGCCGCCAGTTGGTAGAGGGCGTGAATATGCTGCTGCAACACTATCACCCGGAACAGTATTTGCATCTCCATTAGTTACGATATCAATAATTTCGTCCCAAAGTGCATTTGCTCTGCTAGTTGCAGTTGGATCCGGAAGGGCATTTGCTGTAAATGCTTTAGCTTGGCCAAATGCTGCAATATGTTGATCTTTTTGTGCAGCAAATACATTGCCAGCAAATGATCCACTAAAATATCTTAATGCTGCACTAACACTTCTGTGATTACTGTTAAACAAGAAATCGTATCTTACAGCATCGATCAATCTTTGAACATCTCGTCTACACTTATCTTCGTTATATGTAAACCCTGCCCATATACTTGGAGAAGCTGCTGCAATTTGTGCATTAATCCAAGTGACTACATCATTAGCAATAATATCTTTATTGAGTTTTAATAAATCATGTGCTGTTTTATAATCTGGTTCTCTAAAACGTAATACAAATTCTTCAACTGGTGTATCACGATTAATACCAGCAATAGTAATAGTTTGCTTACCTTCACTTTGACCTGTTGCTGTTACAAATGCTCTGTCAAACTGGAACGCTTTAGGTGAGTAACCACTTGATCTCAACGCATACAAACCAAAGTTTGTCGCGGAGTTAGTAATGGAACAATAACCACCTGACTGTGTATAAACACCGTTGAGCAGGAAGATTTCAAAACAAGACACGATCTGTGCATAAGCATCGTTGGTTAGTCGCCACGCTGTACCACCAAATGATAGAATAGTAAAGGCGTTAGCAACCATTGATTTACCTTGTTCAGGTATGGCTCCAACAACCGGATTTTCTGCTTCAATTTGATTAAATGGTACGTTTGGAGATTCAACTTTACTACCGTCAATCTTAGCGCCGTTCATGCCTAAGAACGAAATAATACTAGCGTTCTGAATATACGGTGATGTTGTAATAGTTGGTTTTGTGCTCGGCAAGTTTGGATAGTCTGCACGATCTGGAATATCAGTAGCATCTGGATCATCGAATGCAACAGCGTAGTCAGCTGTAATAAGTGGAACAAAGTTTGAGTCAACACCGTCACGGAATGTAAATTCACCAAAGTAACAAGCGTTACGAACTCGTAGCATGTCCAAGTTAGCATTAGCAGGACGAATAATACAACCACGTAAACCGTCACCTTTGATAACTGTGTTATCAGGAACAATAACTGGATTGTCTTCTGTATAGTCACCAACAGCAACTTTGATGTTAATACGTTTAAAGTTAATAGTACTGTCTGCATTATATACTTGTGCAGAGGCTAGTTGACAAGCACGTTTAATAGTTTTAACCGGAGCACTTTGTCCGTCGTTTTCATCATCGCCTTGTTCTTGAGACACGTAAATAACATTACCACCAAAAATATCAGCATCACTAAAACTCAAGTTTCCGTTAGCATCAACAGACATTAGCTGACCAATTGAACCCGAGTTTGGAGGCAAGGTTAGTTGGTAGCCAGCATCTAATGTATTTGGTGCTTTAATACTAACACCATCTTCACCAGAAGCAGTAAGTTCTCTAAATGTTAACTTGCCGGCGTCTTCAATATCAATATTATCTTTAATATTAAATCCGGCATTTGTAATAGTCATCTTATCAACATCATTAACTGTCATTGTGATTGCTGCTTCTGTACTATCAGCTAAATCGTCAATCTTAATTTCTGAGTTGCCTTCAAAGATACGTTTAGTAATATCCTGAACCGTGTTATCATCACGTAGTAAATATACTTTACCGTCTGCTGTGTTTAATGCTAGTTCACCACTTTGAAGTTGTGCTATAGTTGGTTTCTTACCAGCGACCGCACTTCGCTTGTGTCTAATTGTTGTTGCCATGTGCAACTGCCTCCTATTTAGGTATGGGTCAGATCCGAAGATGCCCGATGTAAAACAATAAAAATTGCTACTCAGTTATTTATCAAGTTTAAAAAATGGTTACTGTATTCGTAAAAAAAGGGCCTGTAGAGCCCTTTTTATTATTATTTTACTTTATTCAGTAAGTTTAAAATGCGCCACCGTCTATGGTATCAGTCCAAACTGGTGTTGCATCAGCATCACTTGTTACAGTAAGTATTTGGAAACTGTTACTTGCGTCACTTGTTCCGGCTGCGTCAGTTACTTGAACATCAGTAGCTGCATTACCGTAAAGTATGCCGTCTGTTGTAAACGTACTTACACCTGTACCACCGTGTGCAACTGCTAAATCATTAGTTAAACTTACTGTTCCAGTTACATGGAAGTTGTGATTTACAGTAAGTGTTCCTGTAGCATCACCAATGCTAATAGTTGTTGCTGCTCCACCAAAGTTGATAGTTGTAGCAGTATCATTTAACAAGTTAAACGTTGCTTGATTTGTTGTTAATGCATCGTTGTTGATTGCTAAGTCTGTTGTAAAGGTTGATATATCTTCACTTAAACGTAGTTTTTCAACACCTGCTGTGCCACCAATCATTGTACTAAAGACCATATCAAAGTCTTCTTGTAGTCCAGTAATATCTTGTGCTATAACATCAATCTGACCCGATGTTTCAAAGTTATCATTTGCTGTTTCAAGTTCAAACTTAACACCTGTGCCGCTTCCTGCTACTGGAGTACCACTTATACTGTGATGTGCAAATGTCATTGGATATACAATATCATCTGCTGCACTATCAGGTGCATTGGTTATAAGTTTTAGTCCATCTTGTGCAAGTACTGTATTTGCTCTAATATCAACTGTGTCTGTAGCAAGTGATGTAAGTTGTAGTACACCATTGTTATTACCGCCAATGTATTTTTGTACATGTAGTTCTTCACCTATGCCAACACCGCCAGCAACTACAACTGCTCCACTTTGATAAGTTTGACTTGGAGTTGTATTGTTGAATGTTGATATTACACTACTGTCAACATTAAAGTATGAGTTACCAATAATAGCACGTTGACTTCCATTTGTAAAGAACTCAAGCTCGTCATTGTTAGCACCAGGTGATGTTTCAGGACGTATAAATGTATTTTGATCAACATCTTTTACGCCGCCTAATGAACCCCATGCAATACCGTCATAACCTTCAAATACTAGCGTATCTGTGTTGAATCTAACCTGACCAGTTGCAAACGCTGGTCGTTGTGCTGATGTACCAACTGGTATTTGCAAACTTGTAACACTATCAATAACAACTATCTCATTGTTGATAGTAAGTGTGCCTGTTGTTGCACCTATGTTAATAGTTGTAGCATCGCCAAATGCATCTATGCGTGTAGCATTAGTATTGAATACATTAAAGGTACCAGTTTCGTCTGTAATAATATTAGTACCATTGATTTGTATATCTCTATCTGCAATAATATCTCTATCAGCAGTAATATCAACACCAGCGTGTATATTACGTTGTGTACTAAGACCACCTGTGATTTGTACTGCACCAGTAACATTGTCAGTAGCATCATCGTTGTTTAGTATAATAATATTTGGAGTTGTTCCAAACTCAACTACTTCTGATCCGTCAACTGTATCTATTATAATATAGTCGCTAACATTTTCGTGTATTCTTAGTACGTTAGTGTTATTGTCTGGCAAGTCAATATCAGTTGCACCATTGATATCAATAGTATCAACTGCTCTATCACTGCCTAATACAATACTTCCGTCTGCGGTAAAATCAACACCGACAGTTAAACTTTTAGCAATACCAACACCACCGTCAATAACAACCGAACCTGTAGTTGTGCTAGTCGACTCTGTTGTATTTTCAACAAGTAATCCTGGACGGATGCCAAATGTAATAAGTTCTTCGTCTGTACGTGTGTTAATACTAATAAAGTCCAACGAACCTTCTGTACTAATACTGTATGCTTGTAAACTTTCATCAGGAATGTTTAAACTAACATCACCTGTGAATACAATATCACCGTTAACTGTTAAGCTACCTTGCACTAACAAGTCTGGATTAACTGTAAATGTACCGTCTGCTGCACCCATAATAATCGATGTTGCATCGCCAAATGCGTTAATAGTTGTAGCACTTGTGTTTAACAAGTTGAACGCACCAGATGTATCTGTACTAATCACATCACCGTTAACATCAAAGTCGCCGTTGAGTGTAATATCGCCTTCAACAGTGCCGCCTGTTAGTTTGTTTAAGTATCTGTTTTCAACATATGTACTAACAGCTTTTTGTGTAGGCGCTGTATTAAAGTCTTGTGTACCAATACTTGAAACTAAGTTTGCATTGTCACTAACTTCTTTAAGTTCTACACCAACCGGAATACCATCTCTAATAAACGGACCAACACTGGTTAATCCTTTTAAGTCGATTTCGTTAGCATTAAGTGTGATACTACCTGTAAGTGCGTTAACACCAAAGAAGTTACCAACTCTAAAGTTACCGATTTGGTCAACTGTACCACCAGCAAATACTTTACCGTTGCTTGTTTCGATAATCTCTTGTTCAGGTATTGCTGTACCACCAAAGAACGGAAGTGCGTTATAAGTTACGCCAGCACCTACATATTCAAACGCATGACCTGAAGTTGAAATAGTACTAACATTGTACAAGTATGCTTGCTGTGTTGTTTCAACACTAACGATACCTGGGAACACTGTGATTTCTGCACTACCACCGTATGTTGCATTTAGATCGTTAATAGCAGTTTCTACAATATCTTCAGTTGCTCCAACGATGATATTTCTTTCAGTGTTGTAAACACTACTACCAAGTTCGTGATTGTGTCCAACTTCGTGCCAGCCTGTAGTGTATCCTTGTATAATCGATAAAGCAAGTCTATCAACTAAAAGTTCAGCACGTTGTCCAATTGCTGCATCTGCATCTGGAATAGTTAAAATCTGTGTTTTTGCATTTCCAAAACTTTTAGCAACAACTTCGTTATTTGCAACTTGACGCATTATGTCGCCTAGCTTATAATAACTATATGCACTAACTAATGTTTGGTCAACATTGCCTACTTTTGCTGCACCTAATATAGTGCCACTGTAGTATGCTTCGGCTGCTCTGCGAGATTGCTTGTTACCACCGTACATCAAATCGTATAGTACAGCATCAATAACATAGCCGGTATCTCTTTCACAAACTTCAATACCGTATTCAAATCCTAGTATATTATCTTGGATATATGTGATAACACCGTTTTGTATAATCAACTTGTTTGCAAGTAATGCATTAGCTGCTGATCTTGTTGTTTGAGGCAACCAACTAAAGTCTGGATTAACTTCTCCTGGAACACCAACTAGTGTATTATTTTCAACAGCACTTTTGATAATACCTATTAATCCAACTGCTGTTGAACTTTCTATACTTGTGCCATATGCTCCGCCTAATACTTGCGATTCTGTGTTTCCAGTAGTTGGTGTTACACCAATACCTTCGATACATTTTAAAGCAACGTCTTGTAAATGTGTATATGCTGCAACTGTGTTTGCTCTTTGACTTTCAGGAATATATGCTACTGCTCCTAAGAAGTATGCATTAGTAGCAATGATTGTTTGTATATTGCCTGTGTATAGTAAATCGTATGCTACGGCATCAATAATAAGACCTGTGTCATTTCTACAACTTGCTTCGTTATAAGAAAATGCATTGTAGTTATCTTCAAGTTCTGTTATTGTATCAGCAACAATAGTTGCTTTTGCTGCTTCTAAACTTGCAATAGCAGTTTGTGCGCCGGCAGTTGCCCATGATGTATCTGGATAAGATACAGCTGGAAGATTATCAACACCGTCAGTGATAACGTTTTGGAATACTGTTAATAGTTCTGTTGCTCTAGCTACTTCAGTTGCAGTTGCAGCGCCAGCAGTTGTATCTTGTACTACGCCTGTTTGTTCTGGATCATCATATAATGTATCGAGTAATATACTACCAAGTAGTGTATCTACCCATCCTAATGCTGCTGCTGTTTCAGGCTGTTGTCCTACAACTTGACTTACATAGCCAACATAATATGCTTGTGCTGCTTGATATGTTGCAGCATTGCCGCCATATAAAATATCGTATGTAAGAGCATCAACAATATAACCTGTATCTCTTTCACACTTTGCACTATTGAATGTAAAACTTCTTGTAAATGTTTTATTGATATAATCAATAACATCTGCTTTGTAAAAATCTACTTTCGTAGTACTATTCAAGTCTGCAAAATCTGTTTGTAATTCTGCTGCTGTCCAAGTAATGTCTGTAAGAATATCTGCTGGAATAGAATCTATATTGTTGTTATTAACAACATCTTCTACTATTTGCAACAGGTTTTGTGCTTCGCCTGCTGTACCAGCATCAGAACCTGGATTAGATGTATCTTGTGTTACACCTGATTGTTCTGCAGTTCCGTGTGTAATATTTTGAATAACATCAGATGCTACATTTGCTAGTTCATTAAATGCTGCAACTGTAGCTGCTTGTTGTCCAGCACCAAGTTGAGAAACTGCTCCAACAAAATAACTTTCTGCTGCATTTTTAGATGCTAAGTTACCGCGATATATAATATCATAACAAACAGCATCAATGATATATTTGGTGTCTCTTTCACATTTTGCTGCATCAAATGTTAGTAATGGATAGTTATTAGTAACATATGCACTAGTCTCTTTTGCTAGGAAATCTCTGTTTGCTTGTAGCTGAGTTACTGCTAGTGGATAGTTAGCATTTAGGCCGCTATCTGGGAATGTTAGCGTATCTGCTGATGTATCTGTACTTACAACACCGTTGTTAATAATGTCTAATATTTCATTAAATCCTGCAAGTACACGACTTCTAAATGTTCCTGATAGCTGTATTTCATCAGTATTAATAGTATCTCTTAGATATTCAATAGACTTAACTGTTTGTAATAGTTGTGAACCAACAGCTACCGCAGCATTTGCTCTTTGATATGCAAGTCCTGATGTTACTTGATTGAAGTTAGTTCCTATTGCTGCATCATAACACACAGCTTCTATCATAATACCTACATCTCTAGCACACTTTGCTTCGTCGTAAGTAAAACTTTGGAAGTTGTTTGCAATCCAAATAATCACAGTTTCTTTTACATCATCTTTGTTGCCTTTGATAGTACTGTATGCTTGTTGTAACACACTAGTTGACCAGCTAACAGATGGTAGTTGCACAGATGGTAGTCCGGCAATATTTCCTGCTGTAATAACATCTTCGATAATCTGTACTAGACCTGATACATCATCTGCTTCTGTTGAACTTGCCGGAGTTCCGCTAGTATCTTGTACTAAAACGTTGCCTGCACTATTTTCAACAACTGCTTCAATAACAATATCACTAACTACTTGACCTAGTCTATTGTATGCTGCTGCTGTAGCTGCTACTTGTCCCGCACCTAGTTGTGCAACAGCACCAACAAAATACGATTGTGCTGCTTGTTGAGTTGCGCTATTGCCGCCGTATAAGATATCGTGACATAATGCATCAACAATATATCCAACATCTCTTCTACATTTAACTGCATCGTAACTTAATGCAGGATAGTTAACAGTGATCCACTGTATTATTTCTTCTTGTATGTATGCTTTGTTAGCAATCAACTGATCTTTTGCTTCAACAGCATTTGTTGAAGGCAATAAGCCAGGAGTTGGAAATACTAATGTGTCTGCTGCATCGTCTGTACTGATGTTTCCGTTTTCAAGAATATCAATAATCTCGTCCATTGCTGCTTCAGCTTTTGGTTCTGCTGTGTCACTTAGTCCAAGTTTTACTATTTCTTTTTTAAGTTCTCTTAGTGCTCCAGACGTTTGTATCAACTGATCGTCTTGTAAATCTGCACTACTAGCTCTCTGATATGCAAGTCCTGCTGTTACACTATTATAGTTTGTTCCAAGTGCAACATCAAGTGCAACGGCATCCATTATTAGGCCAATATCTCTTTCACACTTTTCTTGATTGTATGTAAAGTCTTTGTAGTTATTTGTAATAAATGTTGCTGCTTCTTTTTGTAAAAACGCACGGTTAGCAACCATTTGATCTTTTGCATTAATCTGGCCGGTAGTTGCACCAGTTGGGTTTGTCCATGTTAGTGTATCTGCAAAGCCAATACCATTTGTAACAATGTCTACTACTTCGTCAAACGCTGCGCCAACTGCTGTTTGTGTTGTTGCATCACTAGCTGTTGCTGTAGTTGATTGTCCTTTTGCAAAGTTAATCGCTGCTAGTGTTTCAGTTAACTGATCAGATAACACTGCTCCGGCATTTACTCTTAAATATGCTAGTCCGTTGGTTACACTATTATAGTTTGTTCCAAGTAGTGCATCGTATCCAGCACCTGAGATAATCAGTCCTGTATCTCTTTCACACTTGGCTTGGTCGTATACAAAGTTGTTATCATTAATATATGCAATAACTTCGCCTGTTAAAAAGGCTTTGTTTGCAACAAACTGCGAGTGCGCATTTATAAGTGCATCAGCTGCTGGACCTGGTTCAGGATATTCTCTACCTTCACTAGGTAGTTGGTTAAACTCAATAATATCAAAAATATTATCAAATAAGTCTGAAACTTTGTCCTGGAATGCTGCTTCGCCACTTGCTGCTAATACAGCCAAACGTTTTGCTTCTCTTAGTGCAATAATAGTTGCAGGTTTTTGTTCACCGTTTACGTAGGCAACATTTGCACGATTGTAAGATAATCCTGCTGTAATACTATTTTGATTTGTTCCAAGCTGGGCATCTCTATATACTGCATCAACCATATAACCAACATCACGTTTACACTTTTCTTCGTTGTAAGTAAGTGTTGGGTTATTGATTAAGTTATAATCTATTGTATCTTCAAGGATAGTTGCAATAACCGAAAGTAGTTTATTTGCTGCATTTACTTGTCCGGCTGGTTCTTCTTCAATATTTGGATAAGATTTAGTAGGCAACCCAGTAATAGTTTGTGCATTAATAACGTTTTCAACTATTTGCACTAATCCATCTAGTAATGTAGCTTCAATTTGTGTAGCATCGCCGCTTGTAAAGTCTTGTGTTTCTGCATTACCTGATGTTTTTGCAACACTAAGTCCTCTAATAACACGTTGTACAATAAATCTTACTCTTGCAAATGCGTCTTCAAATGCTGTTAGATTTGTAGTAGTAAATTTACTCCACGTTACACTTTTAAAGAACCAAGTTGTTTCTTGTACTGTTGCATTGTTACCACCATATAAAATATCATATGATAAAGCATCAACAAAGTTTTCAACATATGCTTCCCATTCAGATGCAGTATAAGTTAGTGTACTGTCAAGTGTGTCTAAGTAAGCAATAAACTCAGCAACAATAAAATCCTTGTTTGCTTGTAAATGATCTTTTGAATCTATTCCATTTTGCGTAACTCCAACACTTGCTGGATATGCAGGTACAATGCCTGTACTATCGCCATCGTCAACTACGTTAATAATAATATCAAATGCTTCATTTACTCTAGTTACTGAAGTAGGATCTGTGTTAACTTCTGTATATCCTAAAACTAATGATCTTAGATAAGCAAAACTAGAAACATAAAGATTTTTAAATCTTGTTCTTGATCTAAACTCTTTTGCTTGTCTAACTATAACATGGTCGCCACCTGTGGCAATGTATGAAGAAAGTGCAGTTAAGAACACTGTCATATCTTCGTCGTACCATGCTTGATTATAACTTAGTTCGGTAAACTGATCGTTGATATAAGCAGTTAGTTCAGCAATAATAAAATCTCTATTTACTAAAATATTATCTTTTGCTTCAATGATTTCGCCATCTATGCTACTTAGATCGTTAAATGTGTCGCCGAGCTGATCTCCAACGAATGGAATGCCAGTACTATCGCCTGCTGCAAGTGTACTAGTAACAATATTAAATCGTTGATCCAGTTCTTCTTTCATTGCAAGATTTGAAGTTAACGCTTTCATTTCGTCACGTGTTGCTTCAAGTGCATATATAGTAGGAGCAAGCTGATCTAAAAGAACTTTAGTAGAGGTAGCTCGTAAATAACTTTGCGCTGCTGTAGTTGTTTGATAGTATGTGCCCATAACAATATCACTAGTTAGTGCATCAATGATACGTCTAACATCACGTTCGCAAGTTTCTTGATTGTATACAAACGGCTGTGTTGTAATGTCGTTTGAAGTAATATAATAAAATATATCATCACCGTCAAACTTAATAACAGAACCAGTTTGCGGCTTGTCTCTTAAACTTGAAATAGCAATACTAGCATTTGTTCTTAGATTCACTGTTCCGGTGGCTTGTATTGTTGCGCCACCTCCTGTAAATGTAATATCCGGTACACTTCGATATCCGCTACCATTATCAGTAATACTGACTGCTGCAAGTTCACCTGTAGTTAAATCTACCTGAGCAGTAGCTTGGGCAACTGTTCCGCCTGCGCCTTCTGGTGCGCTAAACTGTATTGTTGGTACACTAGTGTATCCTGTTCCTGCAAATGAAAGTGTTACACTACCTACTGTAGAATAATAGTTTTGATCAGCTGTTGCTGTGGTATATGCTACTGGATAATACCCATCTGCTACAACACCGTTAGTACCAAAGTCACTAACACTGTTTGAAATACTTAAATAACCACCTTTGGTAGTCATAAATCCTGTACTACAGAAGACCGAGAAGCAACTAACAATCTGTGTATAACCAAAGTTGGTAACATGGAAACCAATACCACCTTGTGAAATCTGTGTAAATGCGTCAGCAACAAAACTAAACACTAGTGATGCAGGATCGTAGTCGTCTCCGTCAACTAGTAGTCCGCCACCGCCACCTTCTGGATTAATTTGTTTTTCTACAGGAACGTTTGGATTGTCTGCTAATAATATTGGTTTTGCACCCGGTGTAATACCTTCAATCTGTACAGTTTCAAATGGTACAAACTCAGTTCCGTCGTTCAACCACGGACCATTCATGTTAGTACAGTTTTGTACATATGGCGAAGTAGTAACTAGGGCGCCTGGGCGTATTCGAGTACACCAGCCTGGAGCACGTAATCCTCTAAATGTTATTTGATATAAGTAACAAGCATTGCCCATAAGAAAGAAATCCGAAGTAGGATTCTTTGGAAACACTCTAGTATTTCTAAGTTCGCCTTGTCCTGAGACAGTAACAAAGTCACGTAATGTGATCGGATTGTTTTCATAATAATCGCCTGGTGCAACAATAATAGTTGAGCCAATGGGTGCAACTTCTGATGCACGTTTTATACTAGCAAATGCGCCATTTTTATCTGCACTTCTACCATCGTTTGTATCACTACCATCTTCGGTAACGTAGTATACATTAGTAACTTTTGGACCAGTAACATCACCTGTGGTGATCATATTGGCATTTACACGAAACTCCTTGCCATCGTCAAGGTTCATTTCCATATCACCGTCGGATGTAAGAATAAAGGTCTTATCCCCTATTTTTCTGCTATGTATCGACTGTCTTTTAATATAACTCATTTACACTTCCAAATAACTTAATGTTGCTGATAGATTTGTTGGCGTTTGTCCTATTAGCATAACTCTGTCTCCTGCTTCCAATATTAATCGTTCTGCCGAGAATGTAAAAGTATCAGCTGCACCAATTTCTAAATCATTTAATATCAAGTTATCAGTTGTTTTGACTGCACCATTAGGAATAATGTGAACATCAACTTTGGTATCATTACTACCTGTTCCGTCATTAAGTCCTGTATTACATATTAGCAAAGTCGTTAATGCAAACTTTTTTTCTGCTGGTACAGTTAAAAGAGTTGTATCTGTTGTTAATATTGCTGCATTTACTATCGCCATTGTTTGTTCCTTAAAAAATAATACTATAAAGCAACGCTTTATTTCTGCTTACAAGTTCGTCCTGTGTGCCGTCTGTGTTTATAAAATATAAACCAGTGCCGCCATCTCCGAGTGTTTTACTATATAATGTGCTACCTGCACTTGGCAAATCAACTGGAGTTACTTCCTCGGTAAAGTTTAACCATCCATCTATTTGTACTCTTCCAGTTCCTGAACCTTTTAAAATGATATCACTATTAATACCTGATGTAGTAACAATATTATCATCAAATCTTAGATCTTCAAACTCGACTCTAGACTCAAAAAACGTAGCAATAGTACTTTCATTAATAGAAATTTCAGCTCTACTAGTTCCGCCACCTGATTCAGTATCATATACTTGAATACTTGTTGGAGACAATGTGCCTGTTGTAATTTTATCTTGAAAGTTATATGTAAAATAACCGTCAACATAATCGAGTAATCCTCTAACGTTAACCAACGCATCATCGTTTGTAGCAACGCTAAGTCCATCGGGTTGTGACGGATCTGGAGTAATATCACTTCCGGTATATGACCATATTTGTTTTTCGTAATCAGTAGTTCCAGTAACATTAACAACCCCAGTACCGGCTCCGATTAAATATAAATCTTGATTAAGTGTTGGAATAATACTACTAGTGTGGATACCTGAAAGGTCTCCACTAACTAGTTTAAAAATAAACGCACCTTCGTTGGCAGGTTCTGCACCATTACGAATAGTGTTTAGATCTTCATCATAAAAGAACTTTGCATCAAACGCATCAGGTCCACGATCAATAATGATACCAGCGCCTCTTCCGTTACCATCCGATACGTCAGTAATCCCAGCGTCTCCGCCAGGATCGCCATTATTGATTGTGATAGTTTTATCATCAACTACTAACTCAGCTGATCCAATACTAGTTTGAGCACCCAATACATCTAAGTCACCGTTAACAGTAACTTTACCTGTTAACCCAGTGTCGAGAAGAATCTCGCCTTCTGTGTTTATAGAGATTGTGTACTTGTCTACACCTATGCGATTAATGCGTTCAGCCATTTAGCTAGTCCTTATGCGTCTTCTGTGAAGTCGTCGTCATCAACACCAACTAATGTGTTGTCGTCACCAGCTTCTTCAACTTGTGCTGCGCCATCTGCTACAGATGTACTAAAGTTCCAAGCTACACTTTTGCCGTCATATGCGTTTGAGCCTGTAGCACTTGGAGCAACTAATGTTACTTTACGTCCAGCAATTTTACTTACTGTGTATGTTTCTGCATCGTCCATTTTGAATGAAATTGACATTTCACCTGCTACAAGTGCTGCTGGCAATTTACCAGTTGTTAGCGTACAAGTAAATTCTCCGCCTGTACCGATTTCTTCACATACAAACTTTTTTGATCCTACTTGCTTTACGATATAACCTTCTTTAACGGCTGTGCCATTATGAAAGTTTACTTTGATTTCAGAACCAGCTGCTGTTGGTGTTCCAAATAATCTTTTGTTTAGTGGTCTTCCCATTTGTTTTCTCCTATAAAAAGTAGTCCTATGCCCGTTCTATGAGCTACGCTGCGGGTACAGCATAAGTCCGCCTTGCGGCACACTATCTGACATATGTATTTATCTAAAAGAAAAAAATGGGTAAATGTTCACAAAAAAAGGCCTACCGCATTAGTGGGTAGACCTTTAATAATAAAGTGATAGGTTGGACTCTGTGAATACCAACAACCCCTTAGTAGAGCCACGCTCAAATCAGGGAACTTCATATTAAACAGTTACGTCTAAAA